TAATACAAGCGTATAATAATGCTTTCCTGCATTAGGAGTTATAAGAACAAAATCTTTATTAGCTGTGTTCGTATAAGGCTTACCGTCAACTAAAGCTCTGCCTGTCGCCATCCTTACCGTAAGACCTGTAGGATTGGTTACTGCGAGTTCATTCAGTGATCCCTTCAGCACGGATTGAGTATCCCTATGCGATTGGAATATAGAGCTTATTAATGTTGAAAAATGCGCATCATTATAAGGTCCATGATCGCCTGTTACTATACCATCCCAAAAGAATGACGTTTCTGCCATAGTTATCCTAATTTTATTAGCGATAGACTAGCATTTCGTATATCCATTCCAACAGAAGCAGAGTGCCTTGCTAAAACTCGTAACTCATCTCCCGCATTTAGGTGGATAATCCTGGAAGCACGTATAAATACATCTGTTTGTAAATTATCCAAATATTCCCATTCCTGAGCTATTGAATATCCAAGATAGGACGAATTAGCCATAAGGATCATAAGATATCTGTATCCGCCCAATCCATTTTGGAACCACGCATCTGCATATACATAATAAATTCCATCAAGACCAGTAGGAACGGTAATCCTATTAGCAGATATGTTATATCCTGTGACATCAAATTCTACTGTATTAAATGCCAATTCCAAGTCAGTATTAGGAGGTATTGAAACAGGTTCTGCTAATTTCTTGCATCCACGCAAACTAGATCTAAATGAGGGAATGGTATTCGCTCCATTACTTTGCAGTTTAAAATTCAGAGTATTTGTTAATGATATTCCGTCAGCAACGACAGGTATCACGCCTAACGTTCCTGGAACTACCGAGAGACATGCAAGCTGATCCTGAGAGGTTTCCAAAGGAGCAGGTACTACATTCCAATCATTGCAAAGAGTAGCTCCAGAGCCATTATACGAAGTTATATTGAAACTTAAGTTTATTCCTGCATATGAAACTACAGGTCCTTGCATATAGCAATTAGGATTGGAACGACTATACATCCGTATAAGGTCTCCTGGAACCCATGCTTTTCCAGCTTCTACGGTAATATTAGGAGCACCTGCACCACAGATGGGCATGGAGTAAGTAGATGTACCGTAATAGGTAGGATCTATATCAATATATGGATACATCAATGCGTTCAATTTTGTATAGTCTATAGCACCATTATTTATATCGGCTAAAGCTACTCCACCATCCGCAAATGCTTCGGTAAGTAGTAACATAGGTAACGTCGAAAATACTCTGGCGTCTGTTACCGTTGCGAAACCCGTATTATCTGCTTCTATTTGCGCTAATTCTATTTCCCATACAGAAGCATCCTGCGTAACAGTTGGATAAGCTGTACTACTTGGTCCTAGCATGACTGCACGTACATTCCTAGCAGTATAATCTTTTCTAAGAACCAATGTATAATAGTTGGATCCGGACCCAGGAGCTGTAGTTACAAAATCTAAATTAGCTGTATTTGAATAGCCACATCCATCAACTATTGCTTTTCCAGGAGCTATGCGAACAGTCAATCCGCCAATATTTGTTACTTCTAAGCTTCCTAAGTATCCGTATATAGGACCTTGTGTAGCCTTATTCTCCTGATAGATAGCACTTATAAAAGCAGAAAATTCTTCTGCTGTATAGGGTCCGTGATCGCCTATTATAATACCACCCCACAAAATTGAAGATTCAGTCATTAGGAAACCTCTGACAATATTAATTTCTGCGAACCGTCTATTTTGGCTTCTATAGTAGCTCCTAGTATCCTTCTATTATAGGGTACACTTTTGAAATAAGTTGTAATTACATCGCCTACAAAATAATGTTTTCCATAGGCAAGATTAGGTTGGTTCAAAGGATCTATCGATATAATTGTTTTTGCTCTGAACTCATTCAAAGCCTCATCGCCAGCGATCTCCATTTGCGAAATAAAACCACTTCCGGGCCTAGCTATCTCGCGCCGGTTCCAAGGAGAATCGGTAGATGATGGATCTACTCTAGTTACAATTGTTCTTGTAGCACCGTCTCCGTCACCAAGAATAGAGACTACATTAGACTCACTAGTCCTATTATTAACAAAATTAAATTTGCTAACGGTTCCTGCAGATACCTCAAATATTACAGGTACATTGCCAGCTCCATTAAGTCCAGTAGTTCTATCCAAGCCAACCACAGATCTGTCTGTACCAACTTGATTTGGATATACTTTGAAAGTAAACTCAGGAGAAGGAGTTTCTACCCATTCTATGTCAAAATCTAAATTTGCAAATTGCGAAATATCTTTTATTACATCCAGAAGATTCTGCATGGATCTGTCTCCCTCCCACACAGCTCCTAGTCCTGTTGTTGGTTCTACAGTGAAGTCGGGAAGAACCCCATCTATTACACGTTCATAGGGAGGAATAATTAATGCAGTAGGTCCACAATTCTCCTCTACATATTCCTTCATGGCTGTTTCAGCCGCTATATTTTTATAGGACTTTATTGTTCCTTCCGGATAATTTATAATGGTACGTGCCAATAAATCGTTTAAACCTACGCTTAAAGACGTCATTATAAAATTGCCATCTTCTGCATATTCGTATTCCCATCCTCTGTGCAGACCAATATATTCTTGTGTCCAAGTAGAAGGGTCTGTGGGAGGACCCGGAAGAGTTGGCAATCCTGGAAGACTTCTGAATACCTGTAATATTCCGTCTAATTTGAAAAGGTCCGTTCTAGGGTCTTCAGCTCGTAATTTCAAAGAGCATGTAGACACATCCCTAATCATTTTAGTGTATGACAATTCCTCCCACGAGTCGAAAACGGCTACTTTTCGATAGAGCTGGTCTCTCGCAATAACGAAATAACGCGGAGCAATGAATGTCATATACCAAAATACCTTGTATTGAAATCTACCTGAACTCTACTATTAGCATCGGTTCCAGTAACCTCTACTTGTATTGTATTTATCCCGCCAGTAGCTTCTGGTTTAGGTGCAATATGAAAAGTAGAAAGATCGCTTCCAGTAAGACATGTAGCTATGAGATTGGTTCCTAGACTGCTTGTTATTGTCTTATTTCCATACGGAAGGTCTATAGTAACTACTTCCCCTGCGGCTATGACATAGTTAAGTTCTATGTATTCGCCTGTTGCCGAATTAAGTATCAAGAACCCATTCATGGGTCCAGTTATAATTATGGTTGGATATGCTAACCATGTTCCAGTATATGTTATAGTCTTCGTAACAGCATATGCCGTAGGACCTAACGTTATTGGAAATGTTATTGGAAAGACAGTATGTGCAGGTAAGGCGGGATCTACTAGAGCATCCCATAAGGTAATTGTCTTTATAGGATCAAAGAATGTAGGATCATGAGCAATGAAGCGCAATGTTTCTGTATAACCAAACTCGTCCCAGGTATCAGGAGATCGTGCAACAAAAACGGGACCCTCTTCTACTATTACATTTATAGAACGAAGAGTACCATCTGGAAGTTTTTTGCGCAATGTCCCAGGAGCAAAGTTATTGAGCGTATTATAATTAGGTCTTATAGCATCTAACAAATTTGCTCTAGCAGTCCAATATGCGTATCTATCGCACGTATCTTGCCTAATTATCATTTGTATAGTTCTAGGCTTCAGCCTAAAGTCTATCGGGGTCTCTCCGTTCTGATACGGTCCTTTTTGCGTAATGTATTCTACCGGAGGAAAACCAAGCCCTTCTTCCGAGACAATAAATCTATCCCCAAGATCAAAATTATAGACCACTCCGGTAGGGGAGATATAGTCAGTGAACTCCGTTATTCCCATGTCAGCTCCTTATTGTCGCAAGAGCAGCACTCAAATCGTAGCGTATTGACGATGCTGACTGAACATTTTTGTACGATGGATTCATCTCTATGGAAATATTTCGGTTGTAAGTATTTCCGCCCCCTCTTACCGCCGAAGAGGACGATGGACTTACAACAGATGACATAGTATAGTTAGCACTTTTGACCATGTTACCTATAGCTGATGTAACAAGATCTGTATTCTCGAGTATACCTTCACGAGCACCTAGCATCCAATCTCTGGTAAGACGTGCATAAGATTTGGATGGAGAACCTGTTTCAGAAGTATCTCTAGCCCACCACATAGCATTTCTTACGATATCTGCTATTACCGTGTAGAGCCAATTAGCCGACCGCTCCAAACCATATACGATACCGCTTATTATGTCATCTCCGAACGCCATAAAATTATTGAAATTATCCTGAAATACACCCCTAAGTTCATTTGGTATATTTCCTATATAAGTAGCCAATCTGTCTACTAAACCATAAAATCCGTCTATAAATCCATTCACGGCATCGGTGGCTTTTTCACCCATCATGGTAACAAAACCCTGCATCCTATCTGATACATCAGTTATAAAATTAGGTATATCGCGAGTTACAAAATTCCAAAACTTATCAACAAGATCTTGGAAGAACCGTCTGAAGTTTTCAACAGCTTTGGTAGCAAAATCAGATATCTTTTCAAGTACATCCTCGCCCCATTTTTCCCAATCTTTTATGGTCTGTACAAACCATTCCGATATGCTCTCGCTTATCCCAACGATAGTACCCCATATCTTCTCTCGGGTATCCTTAGCCCATTCTAGGAACCGTTTACCAGTATCTATTATCCAAGCGGCTATGATAAACATAAGCTGATTGAATGCAAGAGCAGCTTGGGGTCCTAGACAGAATAATGCAGTTACTAAGCCAGCTAATCCTACTAGTAATAGCAATATGGGAACATTTAGCAATCCGAGAGCCAATCCAAATCCTTCGATTGCTCCGGTTATTCCTGAAAACCCAAGTCCAAGTCCCGAAAGCCATGTTACAAATTCTACGATTTTGAGCGTAGCAAATATGACACCAAGTGTCTCCAGTATAGGTATCATATTATCTTCGATCCAATCAAAGGTAGGCTGTGCATCTTTCAAAAATTTTGCGATAGATATAACAGCATCGGTAAATTCTTTGACGGTGTCGGCCTTAAACTGCTCCAATACAGGCTCGGCGGCTTTTTGAAGATCTGTTATAGCCGTTATGAATCCACTAAAAGCTCCTTCAGATGGCTCAAAAATCTTACCTAGCTCTACCTCCAGATCGTCCCATTGCTTGCCTAACTCTACAAATAAACCATCAACAGCTTCCTTTACGCCAGAAGTAACACTTGCATAATTAAGATCCAATTCCTCAAAAGGTCTCTCTTCCGGAGCAAACTCTTCATCTTCTTTCTTTTTCTTTTTTGCGGCTTCTTCTTTTAGACGACGATCTTCTTCCGCCATCTGTTTCTCTAGTTCCATATTCTTGATCATTGTTTCCATCAGACTCTTATAATATTCAGTCTGAGCTGCTACTTGATCTCTAGTAGCTTTTGTTACTTCTTCTGCCATTTTTTTCTGCGATGACGCAACTTCTTCGGCTGTTTTAATAGCTTCCTGAGCGGCATCGTATTTTGCCTGTGCAGTATCTACAGCCGTTTTCTTGGCTGTTTCTGTATCTCGTATTTCACGCTTAAGAAGTATTCCCCGTTTTTCCAATTCCAAGCGTTCGCGTTCTTCGGTAGTTAGAATGACTTTATTAAGTGCTTTATCTATCTCTCGTAATCTTCCAGCGTTCTCAAGATCGTCGTTTAGCTTATTCTGTTGTTCGCTCAGTTTGGCTAATATATCATCATAGTATTTCGTTACCGCATTGAGCTCTTCCTGAGCAGACTTTGCCAATTCCTGAGCAGCTTGCAGAGAACATAGAGCATCTATATAGCCTAATACATACTCTCTGCCAGCACCCATATATGCACGAGCAGCTTCAGCAGCTTCGTCCAGAGAATCAACTATTTGTCCATATATAAGAACTACGCCACCAAGCTCATAAGATAATATAGCCGAGGCATTTTTCTCATTTTCAGTTGCTACTTTAAGTTTGAATAGAGAAGCTATATACTCATTAAGTACTTCATTAGATACGCCAAAAGCGGCTGTGACAGCTTCTATTGCATCAGTAGGAAGCGTAGTTGAATTACTAAAAGCATCCATTATTGTAGCTAATTCATTCCTGCCCCCTAGCATCATAGTCAATATGTCCATCTTTGGGATGTCGAATGCATTGATATATTTTTCAAGCATACTGGATATGTCGTTAAATACAGTGTAATCTGCTTCCTTCCATCCAGCCAAGTATGCATTCATCGCACCAGTACCCCACGTATCTATATCAGGTAAAAGTAGTGGTGGTGATCCTGGTTTGAGCCATTTTGTTATTGTCTGTGCAAGATACGTTAGAGCTTGCAGAACATATGTTATCGCAGAAGACATGCCTTTAGCAAAATTTATTACGAGATTGTAGCCCCAAGAGTGGGTATCTTCCATAAGTTCATCAAATGTAGGTTCTATTTCTCCTCTTAAAGTCTCAAATAAAGTTCCTATAGCTCTTGCGACCCTAGCAAATATGTTACCCATAAGTTTGAATGCATATCCCAAATTCATTATAAGAGCTGTAATACCCTCCACAGTTGGAGCACCTATGCCAAATCGTTCAAAAAATGCTCCAATTGCTGGTAATACGGTATCTCTTATTGTAGATACTATTAAATTGAATGAATTTAGAAGAGCGAAACCGAATCCTGAGGTAGCTCTACGAGCATCATCACTCATTAGATCTTTGAGCATATCATTAATCATTTTACCAAGTGCATCAAAGGTAGGTTTTAGAATATCCAAACCTAACATCGTATCTATGAAATCTTTTACGTTATTCATAGCAAACTTCAGAGTGTTAGCCTGTCGCTCCATAGCACCAGCAAATTCTGACTCTGACATCTCATTGAAAGTATTTATGAATTTTCGTGCATTTATCTCCCCACTTTGGAGCATGTCCTTTATATCTTCTTTACTTTTGCCAAATTCTTTTCCTAGTTTTTCTATAATATAATCAACAGGAACCATACTGTTGCCCAAATCTCGGAGCTCCCGTCCTAGAACACGTCCAGCTGACATCATCTGCGAGAAATTCCAGATGATGCGATCTACGTGTTGCTGTTCCAAGCCCATACCAGCAGAGAAATCGCCAATGGTTTGAGCAAGTTTTTTAGTTTCTGTATTGGTAAATCCAGCAGCTTGAGCATACGCGCTCATACTGGCTAACGATTCAACAGTATATGGGGTGGTGATAGCTAATTTCCGTAACCATTCCATACTTCTTTGAGCCGCATTACTCGTCTTGTCTAATGCCTCAACTGCATCAGCACCAGTCTGACGCATATAATCTCTAGCCGCTAATGTTTTGAACCGTTGTTCCAGAAGCTGGAATGTTTGTCCAGCATCTACTGCTTCTACTGCTATTTTCCCCAATTCTGTTGTTATTGCTTGAAATACTTGCGAGGATACAATACCACCAGCTACGACTGCAACACCCCCAAGAGCTGACCCAATTGCA